ATGATCAACTGGAATGAGCTGCGCGAGGAATACATCCGCGGCGGCATCACACAGGGCGCGCTGGCCGAGCGGTACGGAATACCTGTGGGCTCTCTTCGCCGCAGGGCAGCCGCCGAGGGCTGGTGTGCCATGCGCCGCTCCCGTCAGAGCGGCTCTCAGGAGGACTCAGCCGCCGTATCCGCCCGCATTGCCCGTCAGCTTGCCCTGACCGACCGTATGCTGGAACTCATAGGACGCGCTCTGGAGGACGATGACGAGCTGTACCGCCATGTGGCCTTCGCCAAATACACAAGCGGCTCGGAGCATCTCTGCGACCGTCTTCCCGCCATTGACGAGGAGCGCACGGCACGTCTGGTAAAGCTCATGGGCGAGCTGTTCGAGCAGCAGCGCATCATTCTGGGCATTCACGAATACAAGGACGAGCTTGCCGCCGCACGACTGGAACAGGACGAGCGTCTGGCCATGAGCAGGCTCGAACAGGATGAGCGCCTTGCCATGAGCAAGCTGGAGCAGGACAGCCGCCTGTCCGCAGGCAAACTGGAACAGGACGAACGCCTGACCATGAGCAAGCTGGAATATCAAAGCGCCATTGCCGACCGCCAGAACAGCATAGCCGAGCGCAAGCTGGAGCTGGAGCTGTTCAAGCTGGAAGGCCCCGCCGGCTCCGTCGACCCCGAGGCGGACGGCTTTCTTGCGGCACTTGGCGTGACGGGAAGCGAGCCCATTTATGAGCAGCCTTGAGGATCGTCTGTCCCGCCTGCGCAGGCAGCGCAATGTGCAGCCCGGTTCCTTCCGATTCAGCCCTTTTTCGCCCAAGCAGAAAACCCTGCTGGGCTGGTGGCGTCCGGAATCGGACCTGAGCGTCCACGACGGCGTTATTGCCGACGGCGCGGTGCGCTCGGGCAAGACTCTTGCCATGTCCCTGGGCTTTGTCCTATGGGCGATGAATTCCTTTGACGGCGAGAATTTCGCCATCTGCGGCAAGACTCTGGGCTCCGTTGACCGCAATATCCTTGTGTGGCTGCGCCAGACCCTCCCCGGCAGAGGCTACACTGTCAGTGAACAGCGCTCCCGTCATCTGCTCACCGTCAGCCGCGGAGCCAGAAGCAATCGTTTCTACTGCTTCGGCGGCAAAGACGAGGCCTCTCAGGATCTGATACAGGGCATGACCCTTGCCGGCGTACTCTTTGACGAGGCGGCACTGATGCCCGAATCCTTTGTCAGTCAGGCCACTGCCCGCTGCTCGGTCAGCGGCTCCAAATGGTGGTTCAACTGCAACCCCGGCGGCCCCTATCACTGGTTCAAGCGGGGCTGGCTGGACGCGGCAAAGGAAAAGAATCTGCTTCATCTGCACTTTACCATGCAGGATAACCTTTCCCTTTCCGACAGCATACGCAGACGGTACGAAAGCATGTACAGCGGTGTGTTCTACCGCCGCTATATTCTGGGTGAATGGTGCGCCGCCGAGGGACTTGTGTATCCCATGTTCGAGCCCTCATGCCACGTCGGAGAGCCCTCGGGAGAAGCCGAGCGATGGTTCGTTTCCTGCGACTACGGCACACACAATCCCTTTGCGCTGGGGCTTTTCTCCGTACGCACCACCCGTATCGGGACGTGCTACTGCCTTGAAAAGGAATTTTATCACGACGGGCGCAGAAGCGGTCAGATGACCGACAGCCAGTATGCCGAACAGACCCGCAGGCTCATCGAGGGCGTACCCGTGAGCCATATTATCGTTGACCCCTCGGCCTCATCCTTTATCGCAGAGCTGCGCCAGCGGGGCTTCCGTGTTCTCAAGGCGGGCAACGAGGTGCTGGAGGGTATCCGCTGTGTGGCCGACGCTCTGACCGAGGGGAGGCTGACCGTGCGCCCCTGCTGCAGCGGCACGCTCAGGGAATTTGCCTCCTATGTCTGGGACGACGGCGCGGCGGGTCACGGCGAGGACCGTCCCCTCAAGCAGAACGATCACGCCATGGACATGATACGCTACGCCCTTTATACCGACCGCCGCACCTCCACGAGGAACGACCGCTATTCGGGCAAGGGCTCACGCTGACAATACATAAAAATATATTTCTGAAAAGGAGCATTCAATATGGCTTTGCAGGAGATAATCGGCACCGAGCTGTCCGGGCTGTACGGGCAGAAGGTGCTGGAAGATATGGGGCATATCATCGCCCTGTACGACTTCTACGACGGGCGCGGTCAGGACTGGCAGACGGCCACCGACCTTGATTACCGCCCCACCAAGCTCATCACCAATCTTTGCAAAAAGCTCATCCGCCGCGAGTCCCGCTTCATGTTCGGACGCACGCCGGAAATAAGCATCCGCGCTCTCGACGGCAGTCCTCTGGATGAGTGTACCATCGCTCTGCGTCAGGTACTCTGCGCATCCGGCTTTCCCGAGCGTCTGCTCAAGGGTCTGCGCGACTGCCTCATCGGCAAGCGGGTTGCCCTCAAGCTCAGCGGCGGCGTCGGACAGCCGCTGAGTGTACAGATCCGCCCCTCTCTCGAGTTTATCTTCGAGCCCCGGGAGGACGATGCCGACGACCTGAAGAAAATCATTTTCTTCTACCGCACCAACGACTGTGCCAAAGCCTCCGACCAGCGCATCTGGCGCCAGAAGTATGAAATGGCCGGCGGCAGATGCTTTGTCACCGAGGGTATATACGACGGCAAAGGCAATCTCGTGGAGGGCGGCCAGTGCATAAACACCGGTCTTGACTTCATTCCCTGCCGCGTCATCATCAACGACGGTCTCACGGGAGATCTGTGCGGCGAAAGTGACGTGGAGGAGATCATGGCAAGTCAGATGATCTACAACCGCCTCAAATCGGACGACCTCGACGCTCTGCGCTTCAACATGTTCCCCCAGCGGGTGGCTGTGGATGCCGACGGCAGCTCCCTTGAAAACATGGTCATCGCCCCCGGCTCTCTCATCGATCTGATGACCGACCCCGCTCGGGGTGACGGAGGTCATCAGGCCAGTCTGACCATGCTGGAGCCCAAGTTCGGCTACAACGACCGCTTTGAAAATGCCATGAACCGCATCAAGCAGGATATGCACGAGCTGCTGGGCGTACCCAACGTTTCCCTTGAACAGCTTCGCGGCTACGCCTCCTCCGGTGCCTCCGTGCGCGCCCTTTACTGGGAGCTGGAGGAACGCTGCGAGGAGCGATGGGCCACATGGGGACCCGCCCTTGAGTGGATGAGCCGCTCGATACTCAAAATGCTGTCGGTATACGGCTCGAAAACCTACCCTTCCGATATCGACGTGCACATCGAGCATCTCTACACCATCATGGCCGACGAACACAGTGAGCGCGAGCTTGACCTGCGCGAGGTGACAAGCGGTGTGCGTGACGCGGACAGCTATCGCAGAAAATGGGATTGCTGACCCCGCCGCGCACTGCATCACATATATCCGCCGATGTTTCCCCCGCGCGCTCACCCTCGGAGACATCGGCAAAAATCCATCGCCGACGGGCGTTAAACGGAGGTAAACATGAACGGAAAGCGTAACAATTACGGAATCCGGAAATTTCTAAGGCGGCTGCTTATCGCGCCGCTGTCCCTGTGCGCCGTGCTGGACGACGCCGACATGGACATTCTCATGGGCGCAGTGGACAAACGCACCGCCCGTGCCGAGGCCGCCGTGCTGCGCGATTATTTCGCCCAGCACGGCATCGAGGGCGAAGAGCTTGAGCAGGCGGCGGAACAGTACCGCCGCAGAAGACGGGAGGAAAATCCCGATCGCGAAGAGCTGGCTCAGCTTCGCTCCCGTGCCGAGCAGGCCGAAAAGGATGTCGTAAGGTCAAAGGTGTCCGCCGAGGCAAGGGTACAGCTTGCGCGTCTGGGTGTCCCCGAGCGTCACAGTGCAGACGTGCTTCTGCTGGCCTCGAGGGAGCTGGAGGCAGCCGAGCAGAACGGCGGAGATCCCGAAGCGGTGCGCACTGCCCTTGAGGCGGTGGTGGCACGGCTGCCCGGTCTGGCCGAGCCCGTGGGCTCACCTTCCGGTACCACCGCCGGAGCACGGGGCAACTTTCCCCGGCAGGACGACGCGGCACTGACCTTTCAGCACAGCCTTGACCGTGCCCGTGCCGCAGGAGACAACGCGGCCGCCGTCAGCATTATCACCGCTGCGGCCGCAAAGGGCATTGCCCTGCGCTGACCCGTATTCATCCGGGGATGCGCGATAACGCCGGAAGACAGAAATATCCCGCAGCGTGTGCCGGACAGGCCTGACCACCTTATTTGACAACACGCAGAGCGTTCCGCTCCCGCGCTGTCCATTTTTCCGCGCTTCCGGCGCAAAACCGAAAGGATGATATTATGGCCAACATTTCCGGAACCGGTACTGTATGGAATCTGCCCAGCTATGCAGGTCAGATCTACAGCTCCACCCCCGCACAGACTCCCTTTCTCAACCTGATCGCCGCCAAGGCGGTCAAAACCGACAACTTCCAGTTTCCCACCGGCGTTGAATACTCCCACGAGGCCGCCGCTCAGCCCGCCATTTCCGAGGAGCAGTCCTTGACCGCTCCCACCGCGGTAAGCTATGTCCGCTCTCAGGAGACCAACGTCACCCAGATCTTTCAGGAAAAGGTCAGCGTGAGCTATTCGCGTCTGGCCAATTCCGGCCGCTTCAGCGGTGCCGCCGACAGCTTCAGCGCCGCTCAGGCTCCCGGCGAGCTGGAGTTCCAGACCGCACGCGCTCTGGAAAAGATCGCCCGCGATATCGAATATTCCTTCATCAACGGCACCTATCAGCTCTCCACCGCCTCCAACGTGGCCAACAAAACCCGCGGCATCCTCGCCGCCTGCGGCACCTCCGTGGATGCCCAGAACGCTCCCCTGACCAGAGCCATGCTCAACGGTGCTCTTGCCACCGCATACGCCGCCGGTGCCGACTTTACCGACACCGTTCTGCTGTGCGGTGCCGCCGTCAAGCAGGCCCTGACCGATGCCTACTCCTCCCAGTGGGGCTTCTGCGCTCCTCCCACCCGCGAAATGGGCGGCATGAACATCATGCAGGTCGAAACCGACTTCGGTGTGCTGTCCGTGGTGCTCAGCCGCTTCGTCCCCGCCGGCACTCTCATCGGCGCGGACATCTCCTGCTGCCGCCCCGTGGAGCAGGATGTTCCCGGCAAGGGCAGCTTCTTCCGTGAGGCTCTGTCCCGTACCGGTGCAGCCGAGGAATATCAGATCTTCGGCCAGCTCGGTCTGGATCACGGCCCCATGTGGAAGCACTTCTGCATCACCGGCATCGGTGCAGGCGAATCCCGTACCCCCGTTCCCGTGGTTGAGGTCACTGCCGGCTGACGCCCGCCTTTTGTTTGATATCCTGACATCATAACCTGACCGTTCCGCCGCGCCTCATGCCCATACAGCGGCCGCATATTTCGTTTTTCTGCGCTGGGAGCCCCTGAGGCGCGGCTGCGGTCACCGCGGGGCTGCAAAACGCCCCGCCATCAATCAACCAAAAGGAGGCGCAAGCCACATGACCACTCATTGGGACGCGGACACACTTCGCGCAATGCTTTCCCAACCGGGCCAATGCGAGGGCTGTCCGCTCAGCGACGCCACTCTGCTGTGGCTGCTCAGCGAACACAAAAGCTATGAGCAGGCCGCATATCAGGCCTGCATGATGCTCTCGCAGGACACCTCCATGCGCATGGGCGACGGCACCTCCACGCCCTCCCAGAGCCGCTACTGGCTCAACCGTGCGCTGACCTTCCGACCCAACCGCGGCGGCTCACTCTGCCGCGCCGACGACACCGCAGACAAGGACGGTGTGTCATGAACGGATGTGCCAACACCCTACGCCCCGGCTGCCGCGAGGCTCTGTGCCGGGGAGCTCACGCTCACCTGCGGCGGCTGACGGTGCTGCGCTGTCCCGTTGATGACAACGGATGTCCCGACCTGTCGGTCCGACCCGAACGCGGATGGGTCTGCGCCCTTACGGGTACGCGCCGCTCCTCACAGGACGGCTCCATCGACATCCCCGGCACCCTCGGCGGTGATGCCATGACAAGCCTTACCGTGGCGGCGGGCAGCCTTGAGCCGCCCGTCGCCTGCGGTGACCGTGTGCTCATCGACGCCCGCAGTCACAGGGTATGCTCGGTAAGCGGCAGAGCTCACCCCTTTGCTCTGCTTCTGCCTGAGGAGGAGCTGTGATATGGCTGTAAAAATCGATGCCTCCGAGCTCCTCGAGGGTCTTGCCTCAATGAGCATCCGGCTCGCAGACAAAATCGAAAACGCCATGCAGTCGGTGGCCGCCGACATGGAGTCCGATGCCAAGCGCGACGCTCCATGGACCGACCGCACCGGCAACGCCCGCCGCACCATGGAGGGCTTTGTGCTGACCGACGAGGACAATAATCCCCTCATCGGCATTGCCGGGCACATGTCCTATTCCCCCGATCTGGAGCTGCGTCACGGCCGCCGCTACGCCATTCTGGTGCCAACGGTGGAGCGGTATATCCCCAATATACTGAACACGCTTTCCAAAGCCGTTCTCAGACAGGGAGGACTTCATCTTGAATAAGACGCAGAATATCATCGCCGCACTGCTCAAGGCAGGGCTCAAGGCCTTTCCTCCGGCGGTGCATGAGGGTCTGTGCCGCTCGCCCTACTGCGTGGTGCAGGTGCTTTCCTCCGCTCTGCTGTGCCCGTCGGGAGGCTATGTGCGCTATCGGGTGCATCTTTATGTTTCCGCCCACCGCAGCACGGATATGGACGCTCTTGCGCTGTCCGTGCGAAAGGCTCTCCTGCCATGCGAGACGGAGGGCTGGCTGACCCTCGCCCAGCCCTGCGGTACGGTATCGGTCAGCGACGCCTACCGTGCCGCCTACAGCTTTATCGATTATGTTTCGTATTACAGCGAAATGTGAAAGGACAGATCAAATGAGAAGCTTTAACAGCAACACCATTGTCAACATCGTCCGGGCCGAGATCACCACCGAGGAAAACACTCCCCGCGTGTTCGGCTTTGACACCGTGACCTCCGCCGAGCCCGAGCCGGTCATCAGCGAGGGCGAGGAGAGCGAACTGCGTGTGCGCAACACCATTCTTGCCCAGGACCTCCTGGAGGATATCGTCAAGGGCTACGACATCACCCTGAAGGACTGCGTGCTGAACGCCGGACTGCTGGAGATCATCGACGGCGGCGCACAGCATACGGCGGACACCTCTCTCCTGTCCGGCTACAGCGCTCCTCAGGCAGGAACGCCCTCCGGACGCACCCGATTCACCCTGCGCCTTTATGCCGAGGAGAAGGATTACGGCGGACAGACCATCGGCGTTTTCCGCTTTTCCTTTCCCAACTGCGTGGGCACTCCGGCCAAGTTCCAGCTTGAAAACGGCTCCTTTACCACTCCCGAATATCTTGTGCGTTCCCGCCCCCGCAGCGGCGAATATGCAATGACTCTGGAGTGCCTTGACAGGCTGCCCGTGTACTGCTCCTCCGAGGACGATGTGACCGACCGCCCCGAGGAGGGCGACTGCATAACCGCTCTGGGTTATCTCTCCGTCGGCAGTCTTATTGTCAACCCCGGCCGAACCGCTTATTTTGACGGTGAAAACTGGGTACTCATCGACTGATTGATCCCGTCAGTCATCAATCTCTGATTCCATTTATTTACGGGAGAGTGAATGTTATGGACAAATACAACTCAACATCCCGGGTTCAGCTTCCCGGCTGGGATGAGGAGCATCCCTTCTGTGCGGTCCTGCGCCGACCGTCGCTGCTGACCATGGCAGCCGAAGGAAGCATCCCGAATGAGCTTATCGGCGCGGCGCAGAAGCTGTTCAGCGAGGGCTATGACACCGCTCTCCCGCTGGATCAGCTCGGACGGCTGCTGCGCCGCATCGCCGCAGAGGCTCTTGTGGATCCCACCCTCGAGCAGCTCGAGGCCGAGGGCTGCCGTCTGACCGATATGCAGCTGGCCGCCATCTACAACTTCACGCAGGCGGGAGTGCGTGCTCTCGAGCCCTTTCGTGCAGGGCGAAATTCTGCTGAGCCTGCTGGGGATGAGCAAACGATACGGCCGGCGCCCCAGCCGTCTGGTGGGCGTGGATGACCCCTATGCCGCCTACTGTCTTGACGAGGCGTGCATGTATATTCTGTGCCGCATCGAAAGCGACGGGCGGCTTCCGCGTTCTCTGGAACGGCTGTCCGAACCGCGCAGCAACTGCGGCGCGGTGGCCGGAATGATAAATACCAAAGGAGTGAAGCATCATGATTATCGCAGGAACGGTTTCAGCCTATCTGAAACTGTCCATTGATGACTTCCGAAACAATCTGCTGTCGGCTATCGATCTGCTGAGCCGCCTCACTCCCGCCGGTGCGGGCGGTGCTTCAGCTTTGGATCTGATAAGAAGCTCCGCCTCCGGCGCCGCCCTTGCCCTGTCCGGCTCTTTTTCCTCCTCGGTCACGGCTGCGGGCGGCTCCCTTGACGGTCTTTCCGCCCATGCAGTCTCTGCCGCATCGTCTGTTTCGGCCGCTGCGGTATCTATGGCAGGCGGCATCAGACAGGGTGTGCTCTCCCCCATTCAGGGACTCAGAGCACCCCTGACCTCGGCCATGATGGAGGCCGGAAACGGTATGGCAGCAGGTCTGCGCTCAAAAACCGCCTCCATTATCTCCGCCGCGCGAAGCATCGCCAATCAGGTCACATATACCATCCGCTCGGCGCTGAAAATCGCATCACCCTCAAAGGTCATGCGCGGTCTGGGCGAGTATGCGGTAGAGGGCCTTGCCCTTGGCATGGACAGCATGCTTCCGCGGGTGGCCCACAGCGCCGCCGCAGTGGCACAAACGGTGACGAACGGCTCGGCTGTGCGCATTTCGGCGGGAACGGCACTTTCCGCAAGCGGTGCGTCAATTGCTCCGAATCCCGCACAGACACAGGCGGAGCAGCCTGACCTGTCCGCCCTTTCCGAACGGATGGACCGGCTGCTGGATTATCTCTATGACACCGAACCCGTGCTGAGACTGGACGGACGCACCTTTGCACGCATGGTGCGCGAGTATTCCTGATGAAAGGAGAAGGATATGTCCGATCTGCTGCCTTATTCCATATACTATCAAAACTCCGACGGCGGCTTCATGCGCTTTGACGAGCTGCCTGTGCTGGCTCTGTCGGGCACGATATTCGACGGTCTGTGGAAGCTGACCCGCGCCCGCCGTCCCCTTGGCGAGGGCGGAAGTCTGCTGACCCGAAGCCGCTCGGACGCCGAACGTACTCTGGTTCTTCATCTTTCCGCATGCGACGCACAGGAACTCTCCGACATCATGTGCCGCATGCGCGACCTTTTTGACCGCGACATTGAGAGCCGCACCTCCGGCCGTCTGTGGATAAACGACTGCTACATGCGCTGCTGGTGTTCGGCACGCACAAAGGAGCTTTCCTGCGACATCACCCGCAGCGGCCGCATCACGCTGACCATCCTGCCCGAGCATCCCGCATGGTGCACCGACCGCAGCTACGAGCTGGCGGCCGACCCATCTCTCACCGACAGCTCCATCCGAATTCTGCCTGTGGAAAACACCTCCTGCTCCCCTGCGCCCATGATCCTGACCATTCATGGGCCTGCGCAGGACCCCACGGTCTATATCGGCGGCACGGCCACAGGCATCGACCGCCCCCTTGCCGAGGGTGAGCGGGTGGTCATCGACCAGCAGAGCCGCAGGGTGACCGGGTACACCGCCGACGGGCAGGCTCTGAATTACTTTTCTCACAGGATAAAGAACGGCTCGGCCTTTGAATACGCTCCTGCGGGGGCATTCCAGATCAGCGTCAAAGGGCCTCATCCCCGTCTGGAGGTCACACTTATTGAGCAAAGGAGCGAGCCCGCATGGAGCCGAAGCTGATTCACGCCGACGGAAATCTCGTCGAGCAGGCCGAGATCATCGAATTTGACAGCTTCCGCGCCGATCTGACCCTGTACCCTGACGAGACAAGCTGCTGGGAGCTTGCCCTGCCCTCGGCGGCGTGGAAGAAGCACCCCGTCCTCACGGGAGATCACCTCTATATCGACGGCTCGGAATGGGGCGGTCCCGTGGAGCAGGTGCGCCATGTCAGCTCCGAGGGTACCGTGCGTGTCAGCGGCCCCTGCTGGCGGCAGCTCCTTGACCGCCGCATCGTTATCCCCGAAAGCGGAGAGACTCACGTTGTCATCAGCGGCGCGGAGGCTCACAGCGTCATCTCGTCGCTGATGGACTCATGGAACAACGAGCTTTTTGCCGTGTCTGCCTTTTCCAGCGGCATCGGATGCTCGGCCTCCATCCGCTACGAGCCGCTGCTTCGTGCCCTTAACGAAATGCTGATGGATTCCCGTGCCCGTCTGAGCGCGGTTTTCTCCGGCGGAACGGTCTTTCTGCAGGCTCTTCGCACCCGTGACCTTACCGACACCATCGAGCTTTCGGAGGAGTATGACGCCCGTCTGATATCCACCGTCAGCGCTCAGGCCTATAACCATATTATCGCCCTTGGCTCCGGTCAGATGCTGGAGCGGCAGACGGCTCAGTTCTGGCTGATGCCCGACGGCACCGTCACCGACAGCCCCGCCGCATCTTCCATTCTTGCTCCGCTCAGCACACTGCTTTACGATTATCCCGCAGTGGAATCGGAGGAGGAGCTGAAAAACGCCGCCCGACGCAGACTGCTCTCCTGCGCGGCGGCCGACGGCATGGAGATCGAAACCACCTCCTCCGAGGAGCTTGAGCTGACCGATATCGTGTCGGTTCGCGACGGCGTGACCGGACTGCACACCACCATGTCGGTGCTTGCCGTCGGGCTGACCGTTGACTCCGGGGGCGTGCGCTTTACTCATAGGCTGGGCAGTGCCGATTCGGTCAGGAGCTGA